GTATTCAAACTTATTCAGAACGCAGCATATTTACAAAGGGGGTAGCAACAAACTCTAGTGAAAGACAAATATATTCAAAGGGTGGATTAGCAAATAGTAGCGAGAGAGGAATATACACCAAATCAGGTACTACGGAAGCAAAGTTTAAGAGGTGGAACGGAACGGAGTGGATACCAGTTGCACTTAAAAGGTATAATGGTAGTAGTTGGGATAATGAAGTAATTAAAATATATAATGGTTCAACTTGGGAAGATAAAACATGAGTAGATTAACAGACTTACAAAGATTAGAGTTTATCAATACCTTAGAAAGAATATACAAGGGGGTATTGACTAGACAAGAATTACAAGCACCAGCCTTAATAGAGGTTTTGTTTCAAGATAGATACGATCTGGGTTCTGCTAGAGACGCTGGAATACTTATATCAAACCTAGAAAGCAAGATTGACACAGACTTAAAAGACGAAATGTTTGATTACATATCAACTGGTATAAGAGAATTAACAGGAATAGGGGTTGCCCACGCCGTAAGGAATAGTGTCAATATAATGGGAAATAGTGCATTTGATTTTCTTAACATAGACCAAAGACTAGCCTTAGATTACATAAACAGGGTTGGCGTTGACGGTGTAAGACTATCTGATAGGATATGGAGTGTTAAAGACAAGGAAGCAATTACTAAAGAGGTGTACAAAGCAATCCAAAATGGAGACAATGCATATAAGTTAGCAGAAAACATAGAAAAGGTGGTTACAACAGGAGTGCCAAAGAGTTCTATTACAAGAGTAGCCAAGACAGAATTGAGTTATTCTTATTCTCACGCTAAAGCAGATACTATTATTGCTGAAGCAGACTATTTACCGAACGCAGAAGCATACATTAAAGTAAGTTTATCTCCAGCACACAGAATATACGACATCTGTGATACTATGCAGGGAACTTACAGAGCAGAGGAAGCACCACTCCCAGCGTTTCACCCATCTTGCTTGTGCAGGACAGAAACCATATTAAAGATAGCAGGTACTCAGGGGAGGGTGGATACTTTAGAAAGAAATCTGCAGTTATACAGGAGTGAGAATGGTGGAAAAGCACCTATAAAGACAATAGAAACTCATAACAAGGTTGTAGACATTTAATATAATGTTACAAAAAAGTTATGATTGTGTTATACTTAAACATAGCTCTATATAAATTAATACTTTAGTTAAATGGACACTAAAGAGAAGGATACAGAAAAGGTATCTACGCCTACTATTGAGACTCTCAAGGAGACACCAATAGAAAAAGTAGAATCTAAGTCTGAGCCTATACCTGAAACTCCAAACGCAGTTGAGGATAAAAGCAACAGAGACGATAGAAGCGAGGACACGATTAAATCTTTACAGGGGCAAATCAGCCGACTTCAAAAGGAGTTGAATGAGAAAACCGATGTAAGGAAGCAATTACAGTCTTTACTTGGCGAAGATAACACAGCATCAGATGTAGACCCTGTGGAAGCCTTAAATAATAGGTTACAATCGCTAGAAAAAGAATTGGCTCTCAGCAAGTCCGAGATTGCGAAGAATAATATTATAGATGGACTAGATGTTGCAGAACCAGTAAAGAGATATCTCAAGACACGAGTCAGTGCAAGTTCTGAGAATGTAGAAGAAGTTGTTAAAACAGAATTGGAATCAGTACAACAGTTGTTGGAAAGTGCAGTTCCTAAGACAACGGACTCACGACCAAAGGGACTTGGTGCTGGTAGTGGAGATGTTACTAATATGCAATATGTACTAGACCATCCAGAATTATTCAAGAAATAATTAAAGTTTAGAGGCTTTAATAATTTTTAGAGGATAATAAAATGGCAGGTAATATATATATTGACAGTGGTTCAGGTTCTGGAGACATGACCTATGCTGTAAATCCTTATGCAATGGCAAAAGGACTTGAGAGGTTAAACTACAATCTTGTTGTAACTAACTTGATTACAAATTACTCTCAGGAAGCAAGAAATCAAGGAACTAGAATGAGCCAGAATGTTAGAGTACCTATAAGAGGTGCTTTAAGTGCAGCTACCAAAACCCCAGGAACTGCAGCAAGTTATCAACAGGCTGCAACAACCAAAGCAGACATTGCAATATCAACACACCAGACAGTAGACTTCTTAGTTGAGGACTATGGTGGTTTGTTTGACCCATCCACAATAGAGGGGTATCTAGTAGACGCAGGTTCAACCCTTGCAGAAGCGATTGAGAACTCAGTAATTGCTCTGTATGCAAGTGCAGGAGCAACAAAGGGTACTGCAACAGCAGGAATTGATATGGCTTTACTAGGGACTTTACAAAAGGATGCAATGGAAGCAAAGTGGAGAGGCAATGAGCCTTCATACTTAGTAGTTGGACCAGAGGGATACTATGACTTATGGAACTTAGCACAATTGACTCAATACTCTATTACGGGTGGAGATCAATCTATGCTTAGAAACGGATTCATAGGAAATCTTGGTGGATTCCAGACTTTTAAGAGCAACTTAATTCCAGCAGTAGCAGGTTCACCAGCTGGTGAGCATTGTATGGCATTCCAGAGAGAAGCAATGGGAATTGCATTTGTTGATATGTCAACAAGTGGACTTCCAGCAGGATATGGAACAGGAGTTCAGATACAACCAATGAACAAAGAAGATGATAATGGAAATCTTGTATACTCTATGAGAAGTATTGTAGGATACTCTCAGAAAGAAAGAGGTATGACAGTTTCTGTTGACTCTATTTGGGGAGTTGGTGTAGTAAGAAGTGCATTGCTATTTGATGTATTAGTCTAATAGTCATACACAGAGGGGAGAGGGTAACTTCTCCCTTTCAGTATGGATATTGATTTAAGAAAGGAATATATTTGGGTTACACCAGACCCAGATAGGGTTAAACGGTTCATAGCCATTTGTAAGGATGGTAGAAGTAGAGAGTGCTATCCTGGTGAAAGATGGCTTGTACACAAGTCTCAGTTTTCTTTTCTTAGAAGTATTGGGTTCATGCAATGTGATGGTACTGTTAAAGTTTTTGATACTTGGCAGGAAGCAGAGAATGCTCCTGATGTATATAAAATAGTTGTAAGATAATGAGAATATACTACGACACAACTGAATCTAAAAATGGTGGCTTCAGTATCTTGTCGGCAGGTATTAAAAATGGACTTATCAAAGCAGGACACGAGTTAGTAGATAGTAATCCAGAAGTTTGTTTTACTTACGGTATTCCAGACAGAGCAGTTCAAGCAAGAAAGAAGTTTCCAAACACACCTTTGATATATTACACAGTATGGGAGTCTAGCAGATATCCCGAAGTGTATCTTAAAGCGATTAAGGAAGCCAAGATAGACTTGGTACTAACTGCTACAAAGTTTACTCAATGGGTACTTTCAAGAGATGGTATAGAGTCTAAGGTATGGTGGCATGGTATAGACGACAGGTGGCAATACAAACCAAGAAGAGATGATGGAGTGTTTACTTTCTTACATTACAATGCCTACGAATGGAGAAAGGGATGGGAAATCGTGCTTGGTGCTTTCTTAGAAGAGTTTAACGAGTCTGAACCAGTAAAACTAATTCTTAAGGCAAGAGAAAGAGACAATGCTGATTACTTGTTTCCTGTAAACAATCCTAACGGGGTTTTACCATTTAGTAATGTAGAAGAGGTGCTAGGACATATATCAGATGAAGCAATGGTAGAATTATTAGAAAGAGCAGACTGTGGAGTGTTTCCTGTAAGGGGCGAAGGTTGGTTTTTGCCAAGTATGGAATGTGTTGCTCAAGGTATTCCAGTCATAATGCCTAAAGCAATGGCAATGGAAGAACAATGGGGAGTGGGATATTTTGATTGTGGTATTGATGGATATATAAATGCTTCACCGAGATATCCTGGATACATGATAATGCCAAGTTTAGAAGGAGTTAAGAAACAAATGAGATATGTTTACGAGCATGAGAAGGAAGTTAGAGTATTGGCTAAAAAAGGAAGCGAAGAGGTGTATAATAAGTTTAATTGGACTAAGATAATTGGGGAATTGGAAAATTATATAAATTTAGTAGTTACTTAATATGTTTATAGTCAATCAAGAAGGTAGAATAGTTGATCTACCAGCAAGGCTAGAGGAATCTGGTTTTAGACAAGCCAAAGAAGTGTTGTCTATTTCAAGCGAACTAATGAATGGAATAACAACAGGGGTTCTAATGACCGATATGGAGACTCAAAGACTTAGAGGTGAGATACTCAAGAAGTTTCCTAATGTAGTTACTGATGAGGAGTATTTAGCACAACACCCTGTGCAAACACCAATACAAAGTCCAAAGCCACCAATAAGCATGGCTGAGATTAAGAGAGCAAGTGGTTTGACAAATATTCATGATAAGATAGTAGAAAAGAGTGTAGAAACTAAAGAAGTGATAAAACCAGAAATGACAAAGGAGCAAATAATTGGAATTGCTACCAAAAATAATGTAAAATTAAGTAACTCCGAAAAGAAATTTGCTAAGACTAAATTAATTGGTCTAATTAATGAAAGACAGACAAGGTAGAGAACAAAAAGCCTATTTAGTGCAGGATAAAAAGACTGGTAAAACCTATATGACTTATGAATCTTATGCTAAGAAGCTTCAGAAATTAGGCACTAAGAGAATTGTTGCAGAGGAAGGTACTAAGAAATTTGAAGAAGGAAAGGTTACTAAACTAGATAAATAAGTTAGATAAATAAATTAATAACTTAAAACAATGGCTGCTGATATATACAAAATGTTTAGACAGTTTATAGGGGACACCACAGGAGACTATGATGGAGATTACTTTCTACCAGACTTGGAATCTCTCGCTTTCCTAGACTTAGGAATTGACAAGGCAAGTGAAGTTCTTAATAACATTGTCGTTGAAGATGTAACTATTACTGCTTCGGATATAACAGCAGGATATAAGGATTTAAGTTACGATATTGTTACGATTCTTGATACTGAATTAGGGTTAGATTATGAGAATATATACTGGCAAACGGATGGGGGTAAGAGAATTTTATTCTTAGATACAGATTTCATAACAGCAGGTACATACGAGTTTAGATATAAAGCCAGATACAACAAGTTTAATGGGGTTGTTAAGGAGAATGAGGACTTGAATCACCCTGTAAATGCTAATTTAGGAATAGTCTTTTGGGCTTTAGCAGAGTATCAGGTAACAAAAGGAATAATCAATGCAGATAATAGTGCTAATTTAGTGGTAAGTAAGAGCGAAGAGGGTATGTCGGTTAGTTATGGGAGTGGCACTTCTCTAAAGTTAAGTAGTCCTACCAAGTTGAAGTTAAGGGCAATGGAGATATTTAACATGGTAAGTAATAAAGGAAATATAAGTTTTAGTGTGTCAGTATAATGAGTTTATACAAAGAGAATGAAGCGTTAGCAAGTGTGTATCACATAGACGATAGTGATACTACTAAGACTTCATCGTATCCAGCAACAGCAGATTTCACAATTAACATGTATATCATAAGAAGAGGCGAGGACACTATTGCTATTCTAGGACAGGAAGCAGGAGAGTATGTTGCTAATGTAGATGGAAGATATACCAATGCAAGTGCTTTTAAGAAATCAGATAAGGTTGTATGGAATGGTGGTACATACATAGTTACCAATACACCAAAGTTTAATCAGTTGTTTAATGCTTATCATTTAATTTTAAGAAAACAGATCTAATGGCTTTTACTATGAATCTTAACATGAAGGAAGTAACAGACTGGGTAAGAAACCAGCCAGAGAGAGACAGAGCCAAGAAACAATCAATGATAATCATTAAGAATGAACTTGTTAAAGAAGTGATACAAGAAATGTCGGAGCATAGAACAACAGGAGAATTAGAAGGTAGTGTAATGGGAGTAGCAACAGACAACAAGGTAGAGATCAGAAGTAATAGTTATGGTGATATTGTTTTGGAGTATGGAAGAAAGCCTGGAAGGTTTCCTCCAGTAGAACCTTTAGAAAGATGGGCAATGTTACATGGTATGGATAAGGGAGCAGGATATCTAATAGCCAGAAAAATAGCACAAAGGGGGACTGAGAAGTACAGACGAGGGGGTGAAAAACAAATTACTAAGATAGAAGAAAGGCTTAACAAAGATATCATGCCTAGCAGAATAGAATATTTACTTAATGCTTATACAAAATGAACATAGCAACAGTAATGGGAAATCTTAAAACTTATTTTACCAACATGTCGTGGACATCCACTGATGGTACTGGTACAACGAAGTTTAAGGGGGTATATACATATCCCAACTGGCTTCAAGACGATGGGTATCCTTTTGTAGTTCTACTAGATGATTCAGGTGAAGGAAATAGTGTTACTAATAGAACTTTAGAGTTTAACACGAATATATCTGTAAGTATATGTGTAAATTATGGTACAATAGATAAACAGACGGAAGAAGAAAAAGTTGAGGAAGCAATGCTTAGGTTAAGAGAAGCATGGGATTATGTTAAAACTGATTTGTTTGACTTGTCTACATTAACAACTCTTGGTGTAGACTGGACATACAATCCTAGTTATGTAGATGACTATGATGACAACTTGAATCTTTACAAGAGGACAATAACATTAACTTTTAAGGAAGTAATTAACCGTGATTAAAACACCAAAACAAAAGACAGAGAAATCTGAGGTTAAAGCCTTTGTACCAAGTGTAGGAAAAGTCTTAACTGAGGAAGAAATAATTAAATTAAATAACTTAAAGTAATGGCAAACGAACATATAGGAGCAAGACAAGAGATTGCTTTCAAAGTGGAGACAATCAGAGGTACTAAGGTAGATCCAAGTACAGGCGAGTGGTATCCACACACAGGACAGGGATTCATTCCTCAGGTTGAGTTTATACCAGACAACTCAGGAATGGGTAGAATAGAGGGGGTAAACACAGAGAATGTTGCTAAGGAATATTCTCAGGGTACGGTTACAATGAAGTTGTACGATAGTTTTCTAACACCTCTTAACAGAATGATATTTGGACAGGCTGATACGGCTGGTACATATACAATTCTGAATGATAACTTACACAACTCATTTACAATAGCAACCTCAGACCCAGTTGAAGGAGATAATACTTATGCGTTGGGTATGTTAAACACTTGTACGATTTCCTGTAATACTGATGACTATGTAAATCTTTCAATGGAGTTTATAGCCAAGAAAGAAACAGCAGCAACATTAACACCAAGTTATAGTACAACAGCGAAACTATTTACACCAAAGAATGTAACCTTTGGGTATGCTACTAACTATGCAGGGTTATCTTCGGCAACAGCAATGAAGGTTAAGAACTTCCAGTTAAACATAGAGAAGAATCTAAGTATAGACTGGGTGAACGGTTCAACCGAGCCAGATGATATTCAAAATGGAAGAATGAATGTAACAGGAGATATAACCTTAACCTATGATTCTTCAACATACCGTGATTTTGCATTAACAGACACAGCCAAAGCATTCCAGATAACACTTAACAATGGAGTAAAAACATGGGTAATCCAATTTCCAAGTGTACTATTTAAGGGTTGGAATAGAAGCACCGATTTAGACGGAATAGTAACAGAGACATTTGGGTTTACAGCAAACTATGCAGACCGAACAAATGGATTAATGAAAGCAACTGTATCATAAATTAAGTAGGGATTAAAATGGAAATTAAAGGTAGAGAATGTGAGGAGGTAAAGATAGGGGAACACACCTACTACTTTATTACCAAGTTTAAGGGAAAGGAATACAGAGTAATTCAAGGTATGGTGTATGGGCAAATGAACTTAGACAACAAGAAAGACGCAAAGAACATGACTGTTTTCCTTGCTAACATACCAATGCTATTTGAGTTATTATGCTTACAGATTGACGATGGAAAGACTGAAGTAAGTGAGGAGTTCTTAGACAATTTGGAAATGGAGGATTACGACAAAGTACAAGAGAGGGTACTGAGTGGGGTTACGGATTTTTTTACTCAGATAAAATAGAAGAAGTCCTAGAGAGAATAAGAGAAGCCGTCTTGTACGATAAAAGTGATATACCATTTGAACTTGTGATAGAAAGATTATGTCAGAAATATCATAAGTTGCCAAGTGAAGTATTAAATGAGGACATGGATTGGATCAAGGTGTTGTTAGAAGTAAGCATGGCTGATTTAGAAAGACAAGGAAAGGAGATGGCGAGAGCCGAGTTAAGAAATAACATAAAGAACAAAAGACAATGATAGGACAGGCAACCAAGAAAGCAATTATAGAAGTCCAGTTAGATGACAAAGCCTCTAGTGGACTAAAAAAACTACAAACCAATACAGATAGCGTTTCAAGCGGGATGAAGGCTGGTTTTAACAAGATTTCAATCGCCGTTGCTGCTACTACTGCTGCTATTGGTGGTGCTACTGCTGCAATTATGTCAATGGCTTCCAGAGCAGGTAAGATAGAGAGTTTGTCTTTAGGTTTTGAGAGAAACTTTGGAGACATGGAAAAAGCACTAGAATCATTTAGAAAAGCGTCTGCTGGAATGGTATCAGACTTTGATTTAATGCAGACTGCTAACAGGGCTGCACTATTGGGGGTTACTACTGATGTTGATAAGTTGTCTGGCTTAATGGTAACAGCGAGGTTAAGAGGTAGGGAAATGGGTATGGACATGACACAGGCGTTCTCAGACATTGTAACAGGTATTGGTAGGGGTTCACCCTTAATCCTTGATAACTTAGGTATTAAGATTCCAGATGCACTTACCAAGTCAATGGAGAAAATGGACGAAACTCAAAAAGTTCAGACTTTACTTAACTATGCCATTGAAGATGGTGCTAGAATTGCCGAGGAGTATGGAGAGGTAAACATGACAGCAGGTGAGAAAGTAGAAGCGTTAAAGAGTAAGGTTGTAAATCTCAAAGACGAGGCTTTGGCTAAGTTATCAGATCCACTGGGAAAGATTATTGACCAATTTTCAAAGTGGATAGACAAATTAGAAATCGCTGCACAAACAATGAAGGAAAAGACTTCAGACGAGATAGTTGGTATGCAACTTGCACTAAAGGATGAAACTACTGGATTGATACCAGCAGTAAACAGAATGAGAATAGCATGGGGTGAATTGATAGAAAATTTTGGTGGAGAGAATAAGACAGTAATGGAACTTATGATTGAAATGGTTACTGGGTGGGCGATTATACTAGGAAAGGCGGCAGATGGTGTTACCACCCTCATGTTTGCAATAGATGGATTGATAGATAAGTTCAGAGAATTAAACAAATATAACAAGGAACACCCATGGAATAATCCTATAAGTGGAGTTGGGTCGTTGTTTAATAATGAAAGAAGGGCTACTGGTGGGGTTGCTTCTGGAGGATTAACATTAGTAGGAGAAAGAGGGGCTGAATTAGTTTCGCTACCTCGTGGAAGCCATGTGTATAATTCAGAGGATACAAAGCAAATGGTGGGTAACAATGGAATAACAATAAATGTAAATGCACCAGTAACAGGAGTGGATAACTTAAAAGCAGTCATACTTGAAGCAGTCAATGAAGCAACAGAGAGACAAAATAGATTAGCCAATTACAATTTACTATGAAAAATCTAATATTATACGGTTCACAAAATCTAAGCAACAAGAAGTTTGGTATTGAGTACATAAAGAACTTCAGAGGTAGTATAAGTTCTATTCAGAAGATAAACAATGCAAGGTTTCCTGGTAGTACAGTAGTTGACAGAAAGATAGACGACAGGGGTTTATCAATGGGAGGGGTTGTAAGAGCAACAGACGACTTGAGCTTACAGGAGGTAATTAATGAGTATTCTAGTGCGTTCAATGATAGTGATAGATACTTTAGAATATCCACTAATTATCTTGTGTTTACAGACTTAAAAGACGGTACGGGTTGGCAGATACAAGGAGACACAACAACTAATTCCTTTGATAGTGAGAGTTTTCAATATGAGGACGGTTCAATAAAGTTTAATGCTGATGTGAGTTTAGGCAATGGGTATAGTGGTGTCTACACAGAAACAGGAGTAGAGCAGAATCTGTCTGCCTATGGCACAACTGGGGCTTTTGAAGCATGGGTATACTTACCACAAACTTCTGGTGTTACAGGAATAGAACTTAAAGTAGGAAATGATACTTCTAATTATTATAGTGGTACTGTAAAAAATCAATATGATGACACTCTATTTGAGGTGGGTTGGAATTATGTTAGTTTCATGATGGAGGAAATGGCTATAACAGGAGTGATTGACCCATACTCAATAGGAGAGTATTTGAGTATTAAGGTAAACTACGGTGCTTTAATGAGTGAAGATAAGAGTGATTTTAGACTAGGTGGAATTATCTGGCAAGACGAAGTTCAAACAAGAAACTTCAGAAGTTTTGTAGAGGACTTTGATGTCAACATGGAACACTACGACATATCAAGAGCCAATTTTACACTCTCGGTATTTGCTTACGAGGGTATTGCAGAATCTACTGGAGATTATACAGTATTAGGTGTAACAGGATTAACTGCTACTACCTATGCAGATGATGTTACCTTTGAGGGTTCATACAGTCCACTTCCTAAGTTTACTATTAATGTTACTTCTGCGACTAATGTAACAAACATAACTTTTACAAATGTAACTACTGGAGACGAAATTGGTATAGCAAGAACATACTCTGCAGGAGATAAGATAGTAATTGATACATACAAGAGAGAGGTTTTGGCAAATGGTATGGCTGTTGATTATGATGATGTTTTACCCAGATTTACACTTGGGAAAAATGATATACAGGTTTCTATTGCAGGTTCAACCTTAGAAACTATTGACGAATTAATACAGAACGCTAATTTAACAGGAGAAGTATAATGAGTACACTACTAGCGTCTTACACAGGCACAAACTCATACTCATACGGTTGGAGTGGTACTGCCATTGCTCAGACATTTGTTGTACCAGTCGGATATGATAGAGTTGATTATGTAACAATTCCACTTATGAGAATAGGAACGGTAAGTGGTAATGTTACAGTTGCTTTGTATGCTACTTCGGGAGGATATCCAACAGGTTCAGCACTTGGATCTACAACATACGCTGCGTCTGCAATAACTACTTCAGGAGTAACCTATTACACCTTTGACTGGGCTGATATACCAGTTACAGGAGGTTCTAGATATGCAATAGTATTAACTCACAATGGAACAAGTGAAAACAATACAGTCGCATGGAGGAGAGGTTCAACTGCTGGATATGGTGGAGGTGCAGGGTTCTATAAGTATTCAGGAGGTGCTTGGACAGACTGGGGTAGAGACTTTGCTTTCTATGCTTATGGTAGCGTATCGGTAGTAGCACCAACAGTAACAACGACTACTCCGTCTTCTATAACGACAACAGGGGCAACCTTTGGAGGTAATGTAACAAGTGCTGGAGGTGGTACAGTAGATTCAAGAGGATATGCTTATTCAAGTACAGTAACTATTCCTTCTAAGAATACAGAGGCAACCTTTGTAGACGGAAGTGGTACAGGGGTTTTTAGTGAAGCCATAACAGGCTTAACACCAGCAACGCACTACTATGTAAGAGCGTGGGCTACTAATCAGGCTGGTACTTCTTATGGTGTGGTATACGAGTTTGACACACTGGCAACAACTCCTACGGTAGTTTCTGAGAGTTCAAGTAACATAGCCTCAACAACGGCAACTGCTAGTGGTAGTGTAACTGCAACAGGTGGGGCTAATGTATCAGCAAGAGGTATTGTGTATGGCACTTCTAGTAGTCCTACTATCGCTGGAAGCAAGGTTGATATGGGTACAGGTTTGGGTTCTTTTAGTGCTAATCTAACAGGCTTGACTGCTAACACCTTGTATTACTGGAGAGCATACGCAACAAATAGTGCTGGTACTGTGTATGGAACGGAATACTCCTTTACTACTAAAACTATTGTTACACAATGGGCTACTTCATTTACTACTACTAACGCTGGAACGCTAACTAAAGTAAGTCTTTACTTGAAAGAAACTTTAGCCCCGTCTTCAGTTGCTACTGTTAAAATATATTCAGACGCTTCAACAGCCCCTAATACTTTGGTGGCTACTTCGGTTAAGACAATAACAGGTTCTAACTATGCTTGGTATGATTTTACATTCAGTTGCGCACTTAACGCTTCTACTACTTATTGGATAGTGCTTGATACCCCATTTGTTGCTGGAAGTTATCACCAATTCTGGGGGTATAACACAAGTGGTACTTATGGGGACACTAAATACTCAACTAATAATGGGACAACTTGGAGTGGTGCTATAACAGGTTGTAGTGCTTTTGCAGTATATATTCAGCCAAGTTTAAGTGTTAAGTATGATGTTCTAGGAGAGTATAGAAAAAGATATTTGTAAACTAAAAGAATTATGGCGACAATAGTTGACAGTTGTAATGAAATCAACCAAAACAATTACAATCCTATTCACAGTTCTTTTCCATCTCGGGCGCAATCTTTCGAGGGGGATGGAAAAACACTAGACAGTGTTAAGTTCTATTTAAAGAAAGTTGGAACTGTTACTGGTTCAGCCTATGCTAAGATTTATGCTCATACTGGGACTTATGGGACAAGTTCAAGACAAATTGGTTCGGCTTTAGCAACTTCTAATGCTTATGATGTTTCTAACTTAACCACTTCTTATGAACTTGTAAGCTTTAGTTTTCCTACTGAATCAAAAATCCTTTTGACTAATAACACTTATTACTGTGTTGTTTTTTACTATGATGGAAGTACATATATAGATCCAAGTGGAAACTATATAGCGTTAGGAATTAACAGTGGAAGTAATCCAAATTCAACACATAGTGGAAACTTGTCTGAGACTGGTACTAGTTATCCTACAAATGATATGATTTTCTATGTTTATGGAAATCCAGTAACAGATAACTCTGAAAGACTTATTTATAGCTCTGGTTTAACTAGTGGTAACTCAAATAGAAGCCTATACACAAGAGGTAAACTAACTAACAGTTCGGAAAGACTGGTACACACTATAGCAGGTGGGATTACATCTTCAGAAAGAGGTTTGTATACAACTGTTGGAGTTGGAGATTCAGAAAGGGGTATTTACTCTTTAGGAAAGCCCAATCCTGTTGCTATACCTTTTTATCAGGGAAAGAATGATAAGAAGTATTCGGTTAAGATTTATGACAGAGCAGGAACAACCTTTAAGGGAAACTATGACCCGATAGGTGGATATGCTTTTACCAAGACTATTAATGGTGGTGTTGGTGCTTTGTCAATAACCTTACCAAGAAAGTTTGATAATTTTGGACTTGGAGAGGATGTCAATTTACTAGACGAAATACAGGTATGGGTTCAGGATAAGGACACAAGTGGTAAAAAGATATATTCTGGGTATGTATCAAGTATTACAAGTTTCATAGACGGAAGTAATCAAGGAATAAAACTAGATGTGCTAGGATATGTAAGTAGACTTGCTTTCACACTAGACTGGGACGGTACTAATATATCAATGGTTAGAAACTCCTTGACTGCTGGTGAGTTGGTTAAAGATGTGATTGATAAATATAGAAGTACAGTAAGTGAGGAGAGAATCAATTATGGAACTGATACAGTAGACATTACAGGAAGTGATATCTCGTATACTTCTAATGCTAAGAGTTGTTTAGAAACAATAGAGAGAGCAAGGGAAATGGCTGGTGCAACTTGGTACTGGTATGTAGACGCTGATAATGTGTTTTACTTTAAAGAGTATGCAACAACTCCTACTCACTTGTTTACTTTCGGAAAAGATATTTCTTCTTTAGAAATAACAAGAAGTGCTGATGATATTAAGAATGAGTTTATATTCTGGAATGGCTTAATGGCTGATGATACCAACTTCATAAGCAATAGGTACTACAATACTACTTCTATCAATTCATACTGGAATAGGTTTGAAGCGAATACTGATGGTAGAGTAACAACTTCTGCTGGTGCAGACGCACTAGGGGATTCATATATCAATGCTTACAAGAATCCTAATGTGTCTATGAGGTTTGAAGTTAAGGACAATAATCTAGGTGCTGGTTATGACATAGAAAGTATAGAGCCAGGACACACTTGTAAGATACTCAACTTAAACGATTCTGACGTGGTTGGTGATAACATGGTAATAACTTCTGTACAATATACACCAGAAAAGGTTATAATTTATGTAAGTGATTTAAGAGAAATGACAGGTAGGAGTTTGACTAATTTAAGAAGACAACTTGATACAACAGTTTATGGGGACAGACCAACTAAATTAACTTCTAAGGCAATAACATAATGGTAATGCTTGAAACGGTAATAAACATGATTAAAAAGTCATACCCAGCAGGAAGTATCAGTATGTATGCAGGTTCAACAGCCCCGACAGGATACTTACTTTGTGATGGTAGTGCAGTAAGTAGAACAACTTATGCAGATTTGTTTACAGCAATAGGAACAACTTATGGAACAGGTGATGGTTCAACAACTTTTAATCTTCCTAACCTAAAAGGCAAGGTTGCCGTTGGATTAAATAGTGCAGATACAAGTTTTGATACTTTAGGAGAAACTGGTGGTGAAAAGACACATACACTAACAACAGCAGAAATGCCCGTTCATTTGCACGGTATAGCATATTCTAGTGAATATTATCTTGGTAATTCAGGATGGTCATCAACGCTAGGTAGTGGTGGTGGTAATATAAACACAAAAAATGCAGGTGGGGGAGAGGCACACAACAACCTACAACCTTACATAGTATTTAATTACATTATTAAGACCTAGTGCAAAACCGACACAATATACACAAATATATAATAGGGAACTTAACATGACTAAAAGAATTGATTATTTAATTTACTAGGTGTTTAATGATAATGGGAACAGCAGAGGAAAAGAACTCAAACAATATAATTAGATTACAAACAGAAATGCAGAATGTCCAGAAAGAAATTAGTGAGATAAAAAAAGAACAAGCAGAGGGCTTTGATAAGGTTCTTACGAAAATTGATGACTTGGATAGGAGATATGTTAAGAGAGAAATCTATAAAAAGGACATGGAAAATATTCAATGTTATTTAGGAGATAATAAAGATAATAAGAAATGGCTTTGGAGGACAGTTGGTGCAGTAATAATAAGTTCTATAACCGCATCTCTAATAAGTGCTATGGTAAGGGGTATAAGTATCTAAATTGTATTACAATAAGATATGGCAGAAGTATACAGTTCACTTTTCAAAGGAAATGTTCATATCACAACCCCATTTTCTTCATCTCACAAGGGTATTGATTTAGGAAATTACAAGGTTAAGAATCCTATTTATTCACCTAACAAACTTGGTAGTGGGACAGTAAGCAAGATTGCTACGAGTTATACTTCTCAAGGTAAGGAATGGAAGAATTCTCTGGTTGTATGGATTACCTATGATTCAGGTTATGTAATGAGTTTGTACCACGGAGAAGTTAAAGACAAGATTGTTAATGTAGGAGATAGGGTTGTAGTAGGTCAACAAATATACAGAACAGGAAATACAGGACATTCTACTGGTGACCATTTACATTGTGCTATTAGTAGAAATGGGGCTTTTATTGACCCAGCACCATTGGTAACAAACGATCTAAATGTTTCTGTGTTTAAGATAGGTGATGAGATAGAAATAACTGGGACACAAAACATAAGAAAGGGGAATGGGACTTCTTATCCAGTTACAAGAGTTACTCAAGTTGGTGAGAGATATGTTATAGAGGGTGGACCTAGAATTGCTGATGGATACACTTGGTGGGACTTGAAAGGTGCTGATTGGATAGCAGAGGTGGGGAAGTTCAAGAAGTATGTACCACCTACACCAGTACCAGAAACACCCCCACAAACAAGCCCTAGTAGCCCTAATTGCGAGGAATTGACTAAACAGGTGTTATCACTCCAGAAAGAAATTGAGGGGCTTAAAATGGCACTAGGGACTTCGGAAGGGTTGTTAAAAAAGAGAGATGAGGAATTACGACTTTTGAAAGAAAGAAATACTTTTTTAGAAGAAAACTATAAACTGTTAAAAGAGGAAGACGAAAAGATTATTTCAAAGTTAGAATCGGATATAGAATTGGAGAGGAACATTGTTAAGAAATTAGAAGAGGAGTTGAACAAGTTAAGAGATGAAAGAAACAATTGGATAAGTAGGTTGGCGAGTGCGTTACATAAATTGTTTACTAAGAAATAATGTGGTGGTATTTATTCTTTTCAGCAGGATTGTTGTGTCTTTTAATAACTGCTATTCTGTATAGCAAGTGTAATTAATTTAAGTTTTTACAATTATGATTGTAGCATTGCTTAACAGAATAAAAGACGAAGTTTGGAGAGCCTTTGCCTTTAGGGTGTACAACACTTTTAAGAGTGTAATTTTACCATTAGTATTGTCTTTGACCCTTATGGAATTGGAAAACAATCCAGGAGACCTGAGTTGCTTGTTAAGTGGGGAGTTCTGGAGCAAGATTGCCTATGCAGTAGTAGTTGCTGTAATTGGTGGTGCAGTAGCAGGGCTTGATAAGGTTCAAAGAATGAGTTAGTTTAAATTGCGAGAGAGTCAAACAATGACCAAACCACAGATTAAATTGTTATGTCTGGTTGTTGCAGTTGTAGTTGCGTTGATATTTTTAGCAATACTTTTTGATATGACCACATTGCTATCATACTTAGGAATTTGGTTTGTAATTGGATTGTCAACTACACTAAATTAAGTACATACTGCCATAGAAAAACGAGGAAAAAGAGGTAGAGGAAGACCAAAGGGAAGCAAAAATAAACCCAAAGAACAGAGGATACCAATAGTTAAAATTACTACCAAACAAACTATGTCCGACAGAAAAGACGGTATCTATACCACAGGAAATCCAGAATCTTTTAAAAGTTTAGAGGATATCCAAATTGAGAAAATGTATAAAGGGGAAGTATGTGTAAATTACCCCGATAGGTATATTGCGGAACTCTCCTTTGAAGAATTAAATGACGAGATGATTCGCAGAAGTCAATTGCGACAGAAAGTAGAAAATAAAGAATACAATACTACCATTGAGATACAAACAGACAAGCCAATTGCAATAGGCTGGTTTGCGGATACTCATATAGCAGGTCAAGACATAGATTATGAGAGGCTAAAATGGGAAGCAGATGAGATTAAAAGGAATCCTTACATGAGAATATTTCTCGGAGGTGATATTTGTGATGGTTATTCCTTCAATCCAGCACAGTTTGGAGATGTAGCAAACCTCAACGAGCAAGACTTGTATTTACATAAAATGCTTGAGTACATAGGATACGACAAAATACTAGCAGGTGTAATGGGGTCACATGAGAAATGGGCAAGGAGAACAGGTTTAGATTCTTATAACGACATTAGGAAGAACATACCTATCTTTGATGGCACAGGAACAGTTGATCTAGTTATCAACGGAATTACTTACACGGGGGCAATTATACACGAAGCAAAGGGTTCTAGTTACTTTAATCCAAACCATCAGCAGAAGAGGTTTGTAATGGAAAATGAGGGTTATGACTTTGTATGCACAGCACATACTCACACTGGGGCAGAACAATCTCAGGTGCGACAAACAGCAACAGGAAGTAGAAAGGTTGTATTTTTGTCAGGTAAAACATTTAAGAGAACAGATGACTTCTTAGACACAAAAGGATTTAGGAGAAAAGATGGAGAAGGACTTGGTACAAATTG